GTATTATTGGGATAGAAAGGAATATAAATAATGTCAATGACGGAACGAATAAGAATTTTATTAGTTAAACATGGGAATATGTCGGAAGCTGAATTCGCTCGAAAGATTGGACAAAGTCCACAGAATTTCCATAACAAGATGAAAAGAGATAATTTCAATGAAGAAGATCTGACGCAAATGGCTGCAGCTCTTAATTGTGATTTAAAGATTTCTTTTATCGACAAAACAACCAATGAAGAAGTATAATATACAACCAGAGAATATATAATTAAAATACTAATGATGGGCTACAATGAAATCGCCAGGGTGGTGAAAATGAATGAGTTATATTATAGAGGATTTATGGAAAAGTAATTTTAATTTTAAGCCAGTTGATGCTTTAATTTATTCTAATATTTCAAGTTGGAACAAATCTGGAACTGGATGCTATGAAAGCATAGAAACCATTAGTAAAAAAAGTTTCTGTAATTATAAAACAGCAGAGCGATCCATAAAGAAATTATTAGATTTAGGGTTAATAGTTAAAGGTGACTTTAATCCAAAGAGCAAAACATATATATATATTACCACAGACAAATTGACCTATATCAGTCAAACTGACTCAGTCAAATTGTCTCAGTCAAATTGTCCTATATCCCCCAAATTGACCGTGACAGACAGTCAAACTGACCAATTACCACAGTCAAATTGTCCAAACACCACAGTCAAATTGACTGACTATAATAATATATATAATAAAGAATATAATAAAGAATTAAAAGATATAGGTATTGAACCTCTTGTTTCTGATAATAAAATCTTTTTGATTCTAAAGGATAATACGAATTTTGAAGTTCCGGCAGATAAAATAATAGAATGGCAAAAAGTTTATTCTGGAATCAATATAATTAAAGAACTTGGAAAAATGAAATTATGGTTAGAAAGTAATACGCAAAAGCGAAAGACAGAAACCGGAATGCCAAGATTTATAAATAGTTGGTTATCAAGAGCAGACAACCCGCAGCCAATTAAACCGAATTATAATAATAGCAATGTTGAAAATACAGCTAAGCCAATTGGAAATACGGAAGCGGTAACAGAACCAGAAGAAGAACCTAAAAATTATGGTTGGACAGACGATTAATTAAATAATACATACTCAGGGCATCAATCAAACGATTGGTGTCTTTTTTGTGTGGATTCAACAACTAAGTCAATGTAAAAATAAATATTGGAACGCCTACAAAATACAACAAAATAATACAACATAGTGTTTTTGAATAATTTATAATGTCGGTATAGGGAATCTAACGGAGTAAATAGAGAGGATGTGCAGAACATGGATAACAACAATATAGACAGCAATTTAAAGGATCAACTTATAAAGACTAAACGTAAGTCAAACGGTAAGAACAGTCCAGTAATCGGAGATAACGGATATCTAACTAATCCAGGTGATAACAGTAAGGCTATATCAGATATGCTTTATATATATCAAATGCCACCTATAGATGTCAACAGTGATGAAGAAGTGTTGAACCGTATACAAGAGTACTTTAGTTACTGTATAGGGAAAGACATAAGGCTTGGAGTAGAAGGTCTTGCAATGGCTCTAGGTGTGAACAGGTGTACGCTTTGGGACTGGGAAACGGGTAGAAGTAGAGCAAATCTCGGTTCTTCGCGTTCCGACATCATAAAAAAAGCCAAACAATTTTTAGCATTATATTCAGAAAATTTAGCACAGACAGGCAAGATAAATCCAGTTACTTGGATATTCCAGATGAAGAACCATTTCGGATATAAGGATGTGCAAGAGATCAGTGTCAGTGCCACTTCACCATTGGGAGAGATACCAAGCGATGCTGAGATACAAAAGAGAATTGTACAAGCAGACCCAAGTATTATTGATAGTGTTGATGATTTCTAATGTTTTTATGCATTATTTACATGGTTATTTTGGATATTATACATTATATAGTTAACAAATGGCTTATATATGCGATAGTTCGCAAACTAATAATAAATGCGAACTTTATAAAATAGATATAATCGCAGATATATAAGGACCACCCCGGGGGTCTAATGGCTGTCAGATTGTGGGGGTACCTCAGTACTCCGACCGCCGAAAATTTAAAAAAGGCTCTTTCCAATATGATGTATCGAAATCATCCAAAAAACAAAAAGGCTAATTCAATGTAAGGGAGATAGATACTATGACACTAAATAAAAGAACACAAATGGATTTAAGAACGCTAGAAGTACTTTTAAAAGATAGATACAAAATCACTAAATTCATAGTAAATGATAATATCGACAACTTAATGATTAAATTTGACTGTGATTTTGCAATAGAATTTAGCTTGTGGATTATTTGCGATTCACTTAATGAATTTGGTATGGATAAAACAGTCAAGTATATATCTCAAACAATAGAAAATAGATTTATGTCGCAAATAAAAAGATAAAAAGACCATATCTTGATAGCCCTAAAGAAAGTAGGAGCATATGAAAATCGAAGACGAACTATCAGAACAACAAAAGTTTACTCTAATGCTTTTATATAACAGTCTTGAAGCTATTCAAGTAGCATATATGAATCAAGTGAAGATAAAGCCATGGCGTGCTGAGGAAATCATAAAACAAATGTATTTAGACAAAGGCTATTTAAAAATAAGCCAAGCTATTGCTAATGAATATTTATTCTCAACTAAAGTTATTATTACCGCTGAAACAGAAGATGAAAGAAAAAGGCTTATGGAAATGGCTAATAGATCAGTTCAACCAAAGGAGATTATCCAATTATGACAATCGAAGAATATGGAGCTGCAGAACCTAAAATCAATAATTTTAAAATACTTAAAGATAAAATATCTAATTACGAAAGCCAAAGAAATCGGATTAGCAATGGTATTTTATCAATAACGGCTTACTATCAGCACGAAATCAACTTTATTGAAAACAAATCACTAGAACAAAAGGTTGTTAATGCTATAGTTCGTGTTTATGAAGATGAAATCTCAAGTATTGAAAAGGAAATGAACGATATAAAGCTTTAAAAATTCCAAAATTTATAAAAAGGAGATTTCAAATTATGAAATACGTCAAAAAGCCATTAGAGGTTGAAGCAATTCAATTTACTGGAACAAACGAAAGCTTAAAAGAAATTGAAGATTTTGCAAAAGAAAATTGTACAAGTGCTGAATTTCAAGGTGGAAAAGTCATTGGATTATCCATACGGACACTTGAAATTAATTTATACGCAAGCATTGGAGACTTTGTTGTTAAAGATATTGATGGTAACTTTAGTCTCTTAAGTCCTAGAGTTTTTGAAAAGATATACGATTTATTAAATTAAAAAGGAGAGTGACCCAAAATGACAATGACAACAGAAGAAATAATATATAGATATAGACAAGCCATGACCGACCACAAGAAACAAATCAAGATCATATCCGAACTAAACGGATGTCGAAAAGAAGATATCGAAAAGATACTCGCTGAGAACGGTTATATGAAACTTTTCGTCAATGGAAAGGATTTATCAATTGATATTCCTAAGATGGTCGATATGAGGACACATGGAAAGTCTCAAACAGAAATAGCCAAGCTGTACGGAACTACTCAACCAAAAATCAGTTTATTGCTGAATGAAAAGGCTGATGAAAAGAAAAAGCAGACTGAAAAGCTTGAAAAAGAACAAAAAGAAGCTGTTGGTATGTTATTTCGTGGCACAGACCCAGAAACTCGCAAACTTGGCGAACCGCTTGAATGGAAAAAGAGTACGGCTCCACTTCCGATGCAAAAAGAAGTCGTTGTTCCAAAACTGCCCAAACTAAGCCTTCCGATGGATGGGGAAGAAATGATATCACAACACGGAAAAGGAATCGAATGGAATTCGACATATTCAAGTCAACCTATTACTGATAAAATAGGCAACGCTATTGCACCCGCTATAAATATAGCTATAGCCAATGCAAATAAAGATGGAAAATATGCAACTGGTGGAATCGTTAAAAACCCTCTATTTGCACCATCTTTAAATATTGGAGTTGATATTGATGATGAATCAGTTCTGAAACAAGTTGAAGCTATTGATATCATCAAAGAAAATGCAGAAGATGTGATGGCTTTTAATCAACAGTTTGTATCGCAATATTTGAAATCAAAATGTGGAGAAGAACCAATTCCAAAGGATTATCTGATATGTGATGATTTAACTGAAAAGAGTAGTCCAGAAGAGAAACAGCAATTGAATGACTTCTTGACGAAATGGACACTTCCCTTTTCCAAAACTAATGCAGCTAATGAAAAATCATATGTTAGCGGTAATCTAGCGGTTGGCGATGGTTTTACATTAAATCAAGATGGAGAAAAATTCGACCCAGTAGAACATCCAAAAGGATATTGCGTCAACGATATGGAGTCAATCGACATAATGATTTCCATCTACGGAGCTGATGCAGTAAAAACATTCTGTAAAATAACAGCATTCCAATATTTATTCCGTTGTGACCGCAAAAATGGTGATGAAGATGTTCTGAAAGCTAATTGGTACCTAAATAAATTCAAGGAGCTATCGAAATGATTATTTTAAAATCCTTAGCAATCTTGTATTTGATTTATTCAATCGCTATGTATTTCTTAACAATGGATGAAAATAAATCCAAAAGCGACACTGGAACAAGAAGTATTTTCATAGTTTTTTCAATTCTAATTTTGATATATGGTTGACAATATAATTAAGCGTGAAATTCAAGCCATAGAAACTTGCGAAGCCTATGTGTAGTTAAAGCCTACTTGGATAGTGGCGGAAAGGGTACACGCTAGATAAAACGCTGTTCGTTGTAAGTAAGTGATGCGATGACCCCATCTATTCTTACACGAGAGGTAGTATCGAGAGAAACTATCGTCGGAAATCATATAGGGTTCGAATCCCTATCTATCCAATTTATTTTATTTGAAAAGGAGAATTAAATTATGGACAAAAATCTATTCAAGGCATTGTTTTATGTAGTTTTGCATAAGAAAATGGACAAGTTAGAACGCAAACTTCAAAAATACGGAAAGATTTACTTTGATAAAGAGGTTGCGATTATGTATGTTCCTAAAGATAATTTGAAAGTTGGTGAACCCAAATGAATCCAACAGACCAAGAACTATATAATTATCTTTCTAAACTTGAAACTAGCATAGAATCTCATTTGCATAATTACTGTATGTACTGTATCGAGGAACATTGCATAATGAATAAAATTGACATAGAAATCAAGGAAGATAGAAAGCATTTATGGGAAACCAAGCAAGGAGAACCCAAATGACAAATTATGAATTTTTACAATCATTAAAGATTGAAGATACGGCAGATGTACTTGAATTATTTTGTCTGACAGCAGAATTTAATGGATTTGATATTAGAATGGATTTATCAGAATACAAAGAACGATTAGTCGTAAGAAGAGAATATCTAAAAAAATACGAAGATTATAGCCATTGGTTAAACCCAGGCACATTAACTTGGTTGAAACGTACATACGATGGTAAAACCGTATATGAAAGTGTACAAGGATGGACAATTGAAGAGTGGGCGAGCTTCATAGGATATTTATGTATATCACACCGATTAAGAATTGCTGTTATTGTTGGATATGATGATTGTAATACTCATAAGCGAGGATGTTCGCCACCTGAAAGATATGTAGATTGGTTGATGGATGAATACAAATAATGGGACTATTAAAATTATCAGAGAAGTGTCAAAAGTGCGATAGAGTTTTATTTTGCAATGAAAAGAGAATGGAAGCGTGTGCATACTTAATCCCAAACAATGGCGCTGAAATGCCCGCAAAAATGTCATATGAACCTAAGCTTGTAGATATTCGCCTTGACGCTAATACGACCGTTAGTGTGGATTTAGCAGATATTCAGAAAGCATTAACAAAGTCATTAAGTGTTAACTGTCAATCATTTAGTAGATAAGGAGCAAATATGAATCTGTCTAACGCAATATCTCAAGCAATCACTCAACAAGTAGATGAATTTGAAAAGTACAGAGACAAAATTATTGACAAAGAACTTAGAGAAGTTTTAGTTACCAATGAGATATTTACGTTAGCCGAAGCTACTGAAAGAGTTGAAATTATGCAAGTTCAGAATACATATGAATATCACATAATGTTAGATGGTAAATGCGTTAGTAAGTTTAAGTTTGAAGTTGATTTAAAAAAAAATTGTGAGGTGAAATAATATGGAAAATTCAAAAATCAGAATTGAATCTGATGGAAGAGTGATAACCCAAATTTACATTGACGGAGAAAAAGTGAATCGAGCAATAAAATGTGACTTTTACGCAGAAGTTGGAAAAGTAGCTTGTATTGTTGAAAAACTTGAAACAGATGAATCGGGGAAAATAATTCTTGAAAACGATGAAACTGTTAAGGGAATAGCTTTTGAATTAAATCAAGACTATATTATTTCGAATGCTAAATCAATAATTGATAAATCTTTGAAATTAGATAAAAGCCCTAACAGTTGGTATTATTCTTGGCAAGCGAATTTAGCTATGATGATTCACGACAATTCAGAAATTGATGTTGACAAGGCGAATGAGATAGCTAAGAAGTTCCTTGATAGATTGATTGGGGATGAATGATATGGGTGAAAATGATGAAAATTCAAAAATCGGTTATATGGTCAATGGAGAATTTAAAGAAATTAGTCCAATCACATTAGAAACAAACCCACCGACATTTGATTATGAACGCAGAACCGACTTCGATGGTGGCTCAATGACTATTGAACTCATATATGGTTCGACCGAAGCACTTAAGCAAATGGGAATTCTTATAGATTTGAAACATTTACGAGAATATACGAATAATTGGCGCAAGATTCATCATTTGACAAAGAGAAGAAAGAAGGTTAGATGATATGGAAAATCCAAAAATTAGAATCGAATCAGATGGGAAAATAATAACCCAAGTTTACATTGATGGAGAAAAAGTGAACCAAGCAACTATGTGTGATTTACATTTTCACGCAGAAGTCGGAGAAGTATCTTGCGTCGTTGAAAGACTCAAAACAGACGAGCATGGAAAAGTGATTCATATAAATGATAAAATCGTTAGGGAAATAGCATTTGAAATTAAGCCTAAAATAGTTATTTTGAAAAATGGAGAACAAATGAAATCAAAGGTTTCTGTAACCATAAAAGCTACTGGACAAATAATAGATATGATGGAATTTACTATTCCAGTGTATTCCAAAGCTAGATGGGAAAATAGACGCTTTTCTCGAAATGTAAGTCGGTTTATTTCCGACTTATCAATAATATCTTTTGGTGAGTTTTCAGAAATCGAAGTATTATATCCAGATGGGACAATAAGAACAACAACTGTATATCAGACAACTGAATCAGATTTGATTGAAAAATAAGTAATTAAATAAACTAGAGCGCCATAGAGCGCCATTCAAGAAAGAGTGGTGCAATATGGCAATATCAATAAAAAATGCAAAACTGATTGATACAATTAAAAAATTAGACCTAACTAAATTCTCGAATCTTGATTTGCTATTTGAAACCGCAAGAAAAATTCAAGACGAAGATAATGACTATTCAATGGTTGTTGCTAATGCCGTCAAGAATAGGGCATCAAAATTAGTTGTTAAAGATAAAAACTTTTATGGATTATATACAAAATGCTTATTGTTCAGGGCGCCGTATTTCTTTGAAGATTATCTTCTGTATATGGAAAAAGATAGAGAAGTCTTAAAACAATTCTATATGCCAAGGCGAAGAACCTTAAAAATCGTTGTTGATGATCTACAAGACTTGGAAGATGGAATAATTAAGTTTTTAGGTGTTTCAATGCCTTCACGAACTGGAAAATCAACTTTATGTATATTTTTTATGAGTTGGGTTATGGGTAGGAATCCAGATAAGGCAAACCTAATGTCTGGTCATTCCGATAAGTTGACCAAAGGATTCTACAAAGAAGCATTTAACTTTATTGAAAATACTGAATATAACTTCGCTGATATATTCCCAACGGTCAAAGTCGAAAGCAAGTCTGCAGATGATGAATCAGTAAACTTAAATTCCAAAACTAGATTTCCAACATTAACTTGTAGATCCATTGATGGAACATTGACCGGTGCAGTTGAAGCCGAAAACTATTTATATTGCGATGATTTAATTCGAGATAGAACAGAAAGTTTGAATCCGCAGCGACTTGAAGATAAATATCAAAGTTACTTGAATGTTTTAGTTGATAGAAAAAAAGATGGCTGCAAAGAGTTGATGGTCGGGACCAGGTGGAATCTATTTGACCCACTTGGAAGAATTGAAAGAGATTATTGCAATAATCCATTATATAGATTTAGAAAATTACCGGCTCTTGATGAAAATGAACAATCTAATTTCTGCTATGACTATAACAAAGGATTCTCAACAGCATACTACCTGGATATTAAACATCGACTCGATAATAACGAATGGATGTCAAAATATCAACAGTCACCATATTTACGAGAGGGACTATTATTTCCAGAGGAACAACTTAAAACTTTCAACGGAACATTGCCAGATGAAAGCGCATTAGTCCGTAAGGTTGCAATTTGTGATGTATCTTGGGGCGGAGATTTCTTGTCAATGCCGTTTGCCTATATATACCAAGATGGTTCAGTGTACATTGTAGACGCTGTATTCAATAATGGTGATAAAGATACCACTCGACCAATTGTAGTCGGTAAAACGCTTCACCATAGACCTAATCAAGAACATTTCGAAGCTAATAACGGGGGTCACGAATACGCAGATAGAGTTGATGGAGAATTACAACTAGCCGGATATACTTGCAGCGTAACTTCTGCAATGGCACCATCCAACGTAAGCAAGATATCAAGAATCGTTCAGTACCAAACAGATATTAGAAGTTATTATTACCTGGATGCAACACATAGAGATAAGGATTATAGAGATTTTATCAACAACTTAACGATGTTCGTACAAATCGGAAAAAATGATCACGATGACGCGGCTGACAGTTTGGCGCAGTTAGCAGCATTTTTAGAAGGCGGAATGATTGCAAAATGCGAACCTTTCCGTAGACCTTGCTAGGAAAATAAAAGGAGAACCTCAAAATGAAGATTACTAGAAAGAATTTATTAGACTATCCATACATACCGAAGGTTATTGAAATTGATAAAAAGAAATTACAGAAATTAAAAGATAATCCTCCGATTGCTGAACATGGAAAAGTTATCGGTTCAAATCACGTATTTCCATATCAACTTAGAAGTTTTACGGTATCGGGTCCAAATCTTGCAGATAAAAAAGAATGGGAAATGAATGTCAGATACTTAGAAGTTAAATTATCATCCGAAATACGTTTGTTTGGATTTATCAAGACAGAGATTGATACACGGCTTGCAACAATTGGTAGTGCAAGAGATAAAGTAGCTATGGAATATATATTGCAAGGAATGACGCAAGAAGAAGTCGGAGATAAGTTGTTCCTTAGCCAAAGTGCAATATCAAAAACAATAGGAAAATTTGTTGACGACAATGAAGTGGAATAAAAGTAATAATTAAATGTGGTATTCTTATAGTAAGAAAGTGTTTTAACAACATAATCTTCATTTGAAACTCTCCTTTCATTTGTAAAAAGGCGTCGGTACTTAAATTGTATCGGCGCTTTTTGTATGCTTAAAAATAAGGCGGTGATAGCAATGTTACTAAACGAACGTAATAAACGGAAATTTGTAGATGTGTGTGCTAGTTATTTTGGAAGAAAGGTAATTTCAACTTCCGCGAACGAAATAACCAAAGATAATGTGGTTAAAGTTCTTAATCTAGCATTGTCTACACACTGGCAAAATAGAGATGAAATTGATTATCTTGATAAATATTATCGTGGAGATCAACCAATATTGTATAGAACCAAGCCAGTTAGACCCGAAATCAATAATCGTATCGTTGAGAATCACGCATATGAAATTGTTGAGTTTATGACTGGTCAAAATTTCAGTGAACCAATGCAATATGTCAGCAACAGTAAAGATAAAAATACGGATATATCAATACAAGTAGATAAGCTGAATAAATATATGGATTATGAAAATGCCGGTTATTACAATGCTGAAATGGGGCGTTGGAGAAGTATTTGCGGTACCTCATATAAGTTTGTATGGAATGACAGTTCTGCTCAATTAGATTTGGACGAAGCGCCATTCGGAATTGATGTATTAGATCCTAGAGATGTATTTGTAATCTATTCTACTGGATTTGGTAGACGTCCTAAAATGTCAGTTCAAATCATCAAAACAGAAGATGGTCAAAAGATGTATTGCTGCTATACGGACAATAGATATTTCGAAATAGTAAATTCACAAATTGTTAATTCCGATGAAGATGGTCCAGGCAAGCGTAATATATTAAGGATTCCAGTTATTGAATATGCGAATAACGAAAGGCGTATGTCCGATATCGAAACCGTTATTACAATGACAGATATGCTAAATAATATGCAATCAAACCGCATGGATGGAATTGAACAATTCGTACAAGCCTTTATGAAGTTTATAAATTGCGATATTGACGAAGATAAGTTTTTAACTATGTGCAAACTTGGTGCGGTTAAAGTTAAGGCGCCCATGGGAATGAGAGCAGACGTTGATATGATTTCAAGTCAACTTGACCAAGGACAAACACAGATATCAAAAGATGATGTTTATAAAAATATGCTTATCATTAACGGAATGCCTAGTCGTGAACAGAATACTGGTGGTGATACTGGTCAAGCCGTGTATCTTCGTAACGGTTGGGACTTCGCAGCACAAAGAGCCGATATTGGAGAAACGATTATCAAGAAAGCTGAAAGAGAATTTCTAAAGATTGTATTGAAAATTCTCAACAACACACAAGCAACTGGAATTAGCTTGAAGTTAAGCGATATTGATATTAAGATTACCCGAAGCAAAACAGATAATCTGCTTGTTAAGGTTCAGGCGTTAGTTCAAATGCTTACGAGTGGTATTGATCCTAAGATAGCAATTAAAACATCTAACCTATGGAGTGATTCAGAAAAGGTTTATTTATTGTCAATGAAAGGCCTTGAAGAAAAATTCCAAAGTGGTTTAAAAACTAATGCAACAAATACATCTACCCAAAGTCAAAGCGCGAACGGTGGTGGTCAAAATGTCTGAATTAAATGATTTTAGATGTGGCGGTTGTAATTCCATGCTTGCTAAAACAGATGGAAACACTGAAATAGTGTGTCGCAAGTGCCACGGTAAAAATATATACGACCCATCGACTGGGAAAGTAAAATTTATTAAAGAAATAAAGAAACCAGAAAGAACTTCAAGCAGTGGATGTAGATTCTACTAGCTTTGAGGTTCTTTTTTATATGCAAATAATCCGTAGCGGAATCGACCCGCGTTAACAAAGTGTGGCGGTATGAAAGGAATTAAAAGTTATGAAAAGAGACGAAGCAAAAACAAACTTGATTGCCTTAGGAATTGAAGAACCAACCAAGGAGCAGATAGATAGTTACTTGAATTCATTCCAAGGGGATATACAAAAGGAAAAAGATAATGCGCTTAAGTTTAAGGAAAATTCAGACAAGTATGAGGCAACTCAAAAAGAACTTGAATTAGAAAAAGCCAAAACACTTACCGCAGACGAAAAATTACAGGCTGCCATTGATGCTGCAAACCTAGAGAAATCTGGATTTACTAGAGCTACTAATAAGTTGGCAGTTGAAAAAATCTTAGTAGGAGCTGGTCTGAAAGAAACAGATTATGCAGATTTGATTGATGGATTGGTTTCGGAAGATTCCGAAAAATCAACAAAGTTAGCAACTAGCCTGTCGGCCATGATTGCTAATCAAAAGACAACAACAGAAGCGAATGTAAAAGAACAAATGTTAAAGGGAAATCCATTACCACCAGGAAATGGTGGAGCGGGTACACCGCCAGCAATAACAGAAGCGGAACAAATTGCTTCAAGTATAGCAAAGAGCTCCGTAAGCACGGAACAAACAAATTCAATCATTGAAAATTATAAGTAGGAGGAAATGAATTATGGCAATTCAAGCAATGGGTTATACCCAAACAACAGTAGCAGATGAAGTAAACATTTTAAAAAGAGCGGGTTTTGAAGCAATTCCAAGAACCTTAGATTCAACAGCTTTTACAAATGGAGTATGCAAAGCGGGTACGCCAATTACAACGTTAGGGACTATTGATAATGGCTCTACATCGGCTGCTATCGGAATCTTGCTAAGAGATGTATATGCAGTGTGTCCACAAGGCGCATTAATCGTAAAAGGCTATTTGAATAGTGCGATTGTAGCTTCAAACAGTGGGTTAACAATTAACGCAAGTGTCAAAACAAAACTACCTATGGTTATCTGGGAATAAGGAGGAAGAAATTATGAATTTATCAGCAATTTATACAGCAAAAGCAGTAGCTTTGAATCAGACAGCAGCTGCAAGTAATAAGATAGCAGACTTAGGTGAGGGATTTTTCCCACGCGATAAAAAGATGGGATTAGACCTTAAATGGATTAAAACACATAAGGGTCTTGCAGTATCATTGGCACCAAGTACTTTTGATGCTAAATCGAAAATCAGAACTCGTAAAGGGTTTAAATTCGATCAACAGAAAATGGCATTCTTCCGTGAGTCTATGACAGTATCAGAAGAAGATCAGCAAGAAATTCTAAGAGTGCAAGAATCGTCTGATCCATATGCACAAGAAGTGCTTAAACATATTTATAGTGATGTTGATACATTAGTTTCAGGCGCTAGAGTTGTTCCAGAACGTATGAGAATGCAATTGTTATTTCCTACATCTGGCGGTCCATCAATTTATATTAGTGATGGAGATGTGGATTATTCATATAACTATGATGGAGATGGCACTTGGGCTCTTTCAAACAGAAAAGATTTATCTGGCACATTCCAGTGGAGCAATCCAACAACAGCTAAACCATTATCTGATATCAAAGATGTAAAGAGAGCATTATCAAAGAAGGGTTCAATTCCTAAGTATATGCTTATGAATCAGACTACTTTCGATATGATGCTTGAGAGTGAACAGATTAAAAGTGCGATCTTAGCACAGAATTCAACAGCTAACATCTTCCTTGATGATCCTATGCTTAAGACATTCATTGCTGCTAAATGTAGCTTAACAATTCTTGTGTATAACAAAATTGTAAAAGATGAATCAGCTGCAGATATTCAACTCGTTCCAGATGGCTTTGTTGCATTCTTACCAGAAGGAACACTTGGAAAAACTTGGTTTGGTACAACACCAGAGGAAAGAACTCTCATGGGGAATGCCAATGCTGAGGTTTCAATTATTGATAATGGTATTACTGTAACTGTAATTACAACGGCTGCTATTCCAGTAGAGACAGAAACAACCGTTTCAATGATCGTACTTCCATCATTCGAAAGAATGGATGAAGTGTACTTACTTGGAGTTGGAGTTCCAACAGAAGTTAATGCAGAACTTGACTTCTTGACCGCAACATCTGTAGCCGGCACAGCAACTGGAACAACTGTATTTGCAGTAACAGAAGCCTTAGGGTCTGGCAATAGTTATAAAGTTAAGGCCGTAGCAACTGGTGCAACACTTCCTAACTATGGAACAAGTCTTAGAACTTGGGCAGCTTATGTAGAAGGTGCTGATTTCGTAACTACAACTGGATATGAAGTTGTTATTGCAGAAGTTGATTCAGATTATAAGGCAATAGCTGCAGTTGTAATTAAAGCTGTATGTAAAGCCTAAATAAAGGTAGGTGATAAGGGTGGACGAATTATTAACAAGTCTTAAGCTAGAAGTAGGTGAGGGTGATGATGATTATCTCACCCTTAAACTTAACCGAGCAATATCAGCAGTAGTAAAAGCACGTAGACCTTTTGGATGCACAGAAGAACAAAAAACAGAGATACTTGTTGACTATGAGAGTGAAATACTTGACATAGCGACTTATCTTTATAATCGAAAAGGTAGCGAAGGCGAGAAAAGCCATAATGAAAATGGTATCAACCGTGGCTATGAAAGTGCGGGTATCCCTTCTAGTTTCCTTGACGGAATCGTACCTATGTGTGGAATTATTTAGATTAGAAATGGAGCAATTATGAATTTTGGAAAAGCGCTAGAAGAATTGAAAAAAGGAAATAGAGTTGCTCGCAATGGTTGGAATGGTAAGAATATGTGGATTGTGCAGATTAATGATTGCGAAATTCCATATAGAGGAATCGGGCGAGTAAAACTGAACCCATTCTTTGCAATTAAGAACGTCAATGACACTATGAGTACTTGGGTACCATCTGTTAACGATACTCTTGCAGAAGATTGGAAAGTTATTTAGCAATTAAGATGGATGCGTGACAATAAAATGTCGCAAGGGAAAGATGCTAATTACGATGCAAGGGGTTGGGAGAGCGTAGCGTCTTATTTTATTAAAGATTGGAGTGTGTAATATGAGGTCGTTAGAACGAAACAAACAAGATTTATATTACGCCCTTTATGGTGCAAAAATTATAGAGTACGAAAAAGATGAAGATGGAAATATTCTTTATATTGATATTGGTGGCGTTCAAGTCCCAATTGAAAAAGGTGTAACTACTGGATATTCAGCGCCAGTTTTATTTAAGGCAAATATTTCAGCGGGTAAGGGTGATTCAGAGACAGCAGTTTTTGGAACTTCACTTGATTTCACCAGAACTATTTCATCTTGTAATATGGAATTACCAATCAAACAAACTTCTCTTATATGGTATGAAACTACTCCAATATTGAATGCGGATGGAACAGCCAATAAGGATAGTGCAGATTATTCAATCGCCGCACCTATTGCTCGAAGTCTTAATTCTTTGACGATTGCTCTAAAGGCGATAACTAAGAATGAGGTGGAATGATATGGCAAAAGTAATATCATTTGGATTTTCCGTTGCTGAAATAACAAAAGCAATTAAAGAAGTCGAAAACTTCAAGGCTGAAATAAATTACAAAACAAAGATTCTTGCTGAGCGATTGGCAGAAGAGGGCGTATATATAGCAAGGGTAAACATAGCAGAAGAGGGCGCAATCTACAGTGGCGAACTTATTTCTAGTTTAGATACAGAATATCAAGGAAGTACGAAAGATGGTGCTACATGGGTCACATATACTGATTGTGCGTGGGCTCCTTTCGTTGAATTCGGATTCGGGATAATAGGTTCTGAAAATCCACATCCAATGACTTCACTTATTAGTTGGAAATATGACGTTAACGAACACGGTGAAAAGGGTTGGTTCTATGAAAAAGATGGACAATGGTTTTGGTCTCAAGGTCAACCATCAAAGCCTTTTATGTGGGAAACAGCCATTGAGTTACGAAAGAGAGTAAATGCTATTGCGAAGGAGGTATTCGCTAAATGATTGATGTGGAAAGTATCGTGTATACGAAATTAAAATATTTGATAACACAGTATTTAGTTGCACAGAAGTATACGAAATATAATTTTTCAACAGCAACTCCAACGATTGCCCCAACAGTATTCCCTACAATAGTAATTGAACAGATTGATAATTCAATTAATGGAACGAATTTAGAGAATGACGAACTTTCCGTTGGTTCTGCAATCAAAATCGAGATATATACAAATACGGATTCTGCATTATCTATTAGCCGAGGTATTGCGAAGGTAGCAGATGATGCAATGAAAACGATGTATTACAAACGTATATTTGGATTCGCAAAAATTGATAATTTATCAGATGCGACTATTTTAAAGCGTGTCGGAAGATATAGTCGAACCATTTCTGATGATGATACCGTTTAACAAAAGTCCTTTAAGGGCTTATTTTTTTACTCAAAATAGGAGGAAACAATTATGGCAACAGGCTTAAAATCAAGAATTATATTTAGAGAACACGCTACAGAAAACGCAACATTAGCGGGCACCTACAAGTTATTAGTTAGGGCAACAAAGATTCCATCTCCAATAAAGGATCCAGACGTAAAAGAATCATCCACACTTGAAGATATGGTTCAAACGTTTGAAACTGGCAGAGCTCAGTCGGGATTAATAAAAGCAGAAGGATTTCTTGATGAAAGGACTTATCTTGATGCGATTAATGCAATGGCGGGTAAAAAGGTTGATGTTATCCATCTTTACGGTACTGACGGTCTTGGTGGACTCGCAAAGTATTCTTACGTTGCACAGATTTCGGCAGTTCCAGGTGATGTTGATGATGGAATAATTCCTTTATCAGTATCAATCATTCCGAACACAGCACCAATAGATGTTTTTGCAACATTCACAGTAACCGAAGCAGTAGCCTTGGGAATATCAACATTCACAGTAGCACCAAAAGCGTAACTAATAACAATAATTAGGCGAGGATTAAACCCCTTGCCTTTTTTCAAATTAAAAGGAGAAATGAGAACTATGGATATTAAAATTGGAGAAAAGACTTACAAGATAGAATTTACTTTTGAAGCTGCGCTTTATGATGATTGCGTTACTTCACTTTTTGATTTAGTAGCAAATTCCGCAGATGGTTCGATGCAAGGTGATGCGGGGAAAGTATTAGTTTCAATGGCGGGAAAACCAAGTACAGTCGCTACATTATTTTATGCGGGATTACTTGAACATAATCCAGTTGATAGTATGTCAACGGCAAAGGAACTTCTCAAACAATATTTTAATGAAAATAAGGGCAAGAAAGATGCCAATTTCTATGGTGTTTTTGCTGCATTAAATAAGCAAATGGAAACAGATGGTTTTTTAGATTTAATCGGTCTGACAGCAGTATTGGAGACACTGACCGAGAATGCGAAGAAATTAACAGCTCCGAAACTACAAGGACACAAGAAGAAGGCCCCATCAACTTTACAGAATTAATAAATAATGAATTTATGCCAAATGCATTAATGTATGGCATTTCCGATGAACGATTTCCACATTTGAACCCAACAAAGCTAACTCCATATCGAATTTCATTTGAAAGAAAACGGAAACTTGACTTAAAAGACCAAGAATCTATTGCTTATCTTAATGGAATCTATACAAAGTTAGCAATTAGTACGGCATTCGGTGGTAAGTTCCCGGAAAAGCCAATTGAGTTCTTTACGGCTAGTAATAAAAAAGAACCAGATGATATCGAAATCAATGAACGTCTAGCGATCGCTGAAATGGCTACATGGGCGAAATCGTTAGAATTGCAAGGATTAGGACAATAAATAAATCAGAGCGCCCAGAGCGCCATCTAGTAATCATTGAAGGGTGGTGGAATTTATGGGCGCAGAACTAGATCGCCTTGAGATAAAGGTTGAATCGAATGCAAGAAGCGCAAACACACAGCTTGATAGTTTGATTTCAAAACTGAACGGAGTTAAATCTAGTTTAACTGGATTAAATGGAAGTGGACTTCAAGGCCTTTCAAATGGTGTAGCTAAATTATCAACCGCTATGCAAGGAATGAACAGTGTCAAGACAACTGATTTCACAAGACTTGCGAGCAATATAACGAAATTAGCAAATGTAAGACCCGCAGCATTAAACTATACAGCTGATTCATTAACGGAAATGGCAAAATCATTATCGGGTCTTAGTTCTGTATCTAAAAATGCGATAGAACTAGGAGAGGTTGTTAAAAGCATTGCTAAATTCGGTAATAAAAGTACAAGCAATGCTATTACCAATATGCCATTACTAGGGAAAGCCTTAACAGAGTTAATGACAACGCTTTCAAAGGCTCCAAATGTATCGAGTAATCTAATCAAAATGACTACAGCAATGGCTAATTTAAGCGCACAAGGTTCAAAAGTAGGCAGCGCTAGTAAATCTATGGCTAATGGCTTAAAGTCTTACGATTCGTCAGCCAAGAACGCAACAGTAAGTTCCAAATCACTTGCTAGTCAAATCGGAAAGTTGTATGCAAATTATTATGTGTTGATAAAAGCATTTAAAGGTCTTGGAAGCGCAATCACGTCATCTATGGATTACATAGAACAGTACAATTTCTACAATGTAACAATGGGTAAGGTATCAGATGAATGGTCAAAGGACTATGCAAAGTACGGATATGAAAACGCTCAAAGTTACGGAGATTCATTCCAGGCTAGAATGACAGAAACGATTTCTAAAATGAGTGGATTCAATATGAATGCAAATGGAACACTCACAGATACACAATCTTCTAATCTTGGTCTTGATGTAACATCATTGACAAATTATAGTGCCGGCCTTGAACAAGTAACAAACTCGTTAGGATTGACCGGCGAAGCGGGAACAACTACCGCAAAAGCATTAACAATGCTTAGTGGTGATATGAGTTCATTTAGAAACTTAAGCCAAAGTTCTATTCAAACTGCCTTTACGTCAGGCTTAATCGGTCAAAGTCGCGCACTTTACAAGCTGGGCATTGATACCACAGTGGCTACATTGCAACAGTACGCTTACGATGCGGGAATTGAGAAATCTGTTAAGGATATGACACAAGGCGAGAAGATGCAATTAAGAGCGATTGCAATTTTAGACCAATCGAAAGCTGCTTATGGAGATTTAGCAAATACGATCATGTCTCCATCAAATCAATTAAGGCTACTTCAAAATAATTTCGCTGCACTTTCAAGAACTATAGGAAATATGTTTCTTCCAGTAGTTGCAAGCGTGCTTCCATATGTTAATGGTTTAGTTATAGCAATTAGAAGATTATTCGATTGGGTAAGTTCAATGCTTGGAGTTGATTTATCTAAAATTATTGGACAATCAAGTGCGGGGTATTCGGATGCGCTTGGAGAATTAGCAGATAATGCAGATGAGACAAGTGATTCCATAGATGGCGTAGCGGATAGTGCTAAGAATGCGAAAAATGCTTTCCTTGGAATTGACGAAATCAACCCGCTGGGGAGTGATTCAAGTTCATCAACAACAAATGCCAATAAAGAACCAATAGATTTGACAAATGCACTTTCAAAATCACTTGCTGATTATCAATCTGTTTGGGATGCAGCGTTTGGTGGAATGAACAATACGGCTAATCAATACGCAAATGATATTATCGGATTCTTTGAAGGAATTGCAAAATATGCAGAGCCTAGTGTTAAAGCCGTTGAAAATCTTTGGAATGATGGATTATCAAAATTTGGTACATTTGCTTGGGATACTTTAGGAAGTTTTGTTTCGGACTTCTTGATTCCAATTGGAAAATGGACGCTAGGTGAGGGATTGCCTAGATTACTAGATGTAGCAAATAATTTAATAAAATCAGTGAAGTGGAGCAGCTTGTCAAATGCGCTTTCGAATCTATTCAAAGCATTAGCACCATTTGCAATCAATGTAGGTAAAGGACTTATTACATTTATAGAAGGCCTTGCAATCGTTCTTAAGCCAACAATATCGGTGTTATCAAGTGTATTAGCCGGCGCATTAAATGTATTGGCTAAAGCAATAGGTGCAATCCCAGAAAATGTTGTTAAATCATTGGGTGCAGCGCTTGGCGGATTTATAACGACGTTACTCGTATTCGCAACGTTAGCGAAGGCTATTGATATGATAAATAATATAAAAATCGCATTTGGTTCGTTTTTAAATGTATTAGAAATGAATAAGGTAATGCTGATTGTAGGAGCGGTCGTTGCTTTAGTAAGCGCAATATCGGCATTCAGTAAAGCTACCTATGATAGTTCGGCGATTGGTCAATATGTAAACAAAACTAAGGAGCTAGCCGAATCAACACAATTGGCTTGTGATAATACTGATAAGCTTATAAAGACAAATAAGGATAGTATGGATGATGCAAACGCTCAAGCGGGTTCATTAGAATTTCTATCTCAAATGTATTACCACCTCGCTGATAAACAAAATCTAAGCGCAGATGAACAAAAAAGATTAGTTGGATACGCAAAAACATTAATTGGTCAAGTTCCAGAATTGAGCGGTTTAATTGACGACCAAACTGGCGCATATAAAGGCACAAAAGAAGAAATTGAAAAACTGATTACGAAAACGCAAGAATATTATATGACGCAAGCCGCCGAAGCTGATTTGGTGGAAGCATATAAACAAAAATATTCCAATATTAAGGATTTGGGTAAGGCTACAGATGCATTAAAAGATAGCCAAAAGAAGTTATCAGATGCAAATGCAGAATATGCAAGAATTCAAAAAGATGCTGCTGACAAAGGAACTCAATCAAGTAGAGAAACTATAAATGCGTTAAATGCACAGAGAGAAACTGTTTACGGATTAACTACATCGGAGCAAATTAATCAAACCGCCGTTGATAATTTAACATCAAAACAAGGAGAATTAAATACATCAATCCAGTACGCGACTGATTACATGACGAACTATGGAGTAAATTCAACGTCCGTGGCTCAAGTAGTATCGGGTGCACAAACACAAGCATCTTCGGCGGTTACTGGAACGGCATATGCAACAGTACAAGCAACAAATACTATTTCATTATGTTCGGCTAATGTGGCAACCAATGTTTCTACTTCAATGGGCAGTGCTAGTGGATCATTCGGAAATCTAGCGACTAATGCTAGCAATTCAGCTATAAATATTAGCAATGCGTTTACCAACGTTGCATCATCATTAGCGGTCTCTGGATACAACGCAACTGTTTCATTTTTAAATAATTTTCATGCAGATGCAATCACGTCAACCGCATATAACGCAGTTAATGGAATCGCAACGGCGTTTAGCCAACTTGATTTATCAGCATACGGAGCAAGGGCGGGAAGTACATTCATTGAAAGTTTAAGTCAGAAGTTATCTGGAACTGAAATTCAATTAGGTATGAATCCGTCTGTAACAACTGGAAATATGGCGCTAACTATATCTCGAATTAAACCACCAGGGTATGCGACTGGCGGTTTTCCAACTCAAGGTCAAATATTTATGGCAAGAGAAAATGGACCCGAACTTGTCGGTACCAGTTCAAATGGTTCTAGTATGGTCGCAAATAATTCTCAAATAGAAGGCGGTATCGCTCAAGCCGTTGGCCCCGCAGTCTATGAAGCCGTTGTAATGGCTATGAATAGTAGCGGTGGCGGTTCAAATAGCAATCAGCCAATGACCGTTCAAAGTACAATTATAGAATTATTT